AGAATATGATAATTTATTCATGACACAGAATAAAGCTCGTCGTGGACAAGTTATTGCTAATGAAAGTAGTCGTCCATCATTAGGTGTAAGAACAACAAGACAAGTAAAAAGAATTGGTTGTTTAAACTTAAAATCACTAATTGAGGAAGATAAACTTATCTTAAACGATGGAAAAATTATTGAAGAATTATATCAATTTATTGAACAAGGTGATACATATAGAGCTGAAGAAGGGGCTCATGATGATTTAGTAATGACCCTTGTATTATTTGCTTGGCTTGTAAACCAAGACTATTTTAAAGAATTAACAAATATAAACATTCGTGAAAAATTACTTCAAGATAAACAAAGAGCTATTGAAGATTCATTAACACCATTTGGATTTTTTCCAGATGAAGCACCTAGTGCTGAACAAGTTATTGAAGTTTCATCTTCATTTTTTGATAAATGGTTAAGAAGTGAAGTAGAAATTGATCCATATGATAACACTAATAATATCAATGTTAATCGTGGTGGTAATTACGATCGATACACGAATAATTATAAATAGTCTGTAACAAAATATGTGTAACAACTATAAATAATAAAGGATTCCATAATGGCTTCTTTTCCATTTGCATCAGCCGGCGTAAAAACATCAGAAATAGATTTATCAACTGTTGTATCTTCAGTTGCATCATCACCAGCAGCCATCGCGGGATTATTCCGTTGGGGACCAGGTAATACAGCTGTTCTTGTTGATCAAGAAACAACACTTGCAAAAACATTCGGCACACCTACAAACTATAATGCTGAAACATGGTTTACAGCAAAAAGCTTCCTAGACTATTCAAATTCACTATTAGTAGTAAGAGCAGTAGCTAATGATCAATATAGCGCTGTAGCTACAACTAATGCAAACCCAACATCAAATGCTGGTGTAACCGTTTTAAATACAGACGATTACAATAACAAAATTGGTGGTTCATTATCAGGTAACTCACAGGTTCTATTTGTTGCTAGATGCCCAGGTGCATTAGGTAACTCATTAAGAGTATCAATTTGTGATTCTGCTAATGCATACGCCCAAGCTAACGTATTTGCTCAAATTGCTGCACTATCAGTAAATACAAGTACAATTTCTCTATCATTTAACACTGGCTCAAATTCAGCAGTATGGGTAACAACTGCTAATGCTGATGCTAATACAATTTCAGGTATTCTACCAAAAGGTACAATCCTACAAGTAGGTAATTCAACACTTGGTTATATTGATCTAAAAGTTAATACAACAAACGTAGTTGGATCAAACGTAAATATCTCATTTACAAATCCATATACATTAGCAGCGAACATTGTTGCTAATTCAACAACATGGGCAACTGGTTCTTATATTCTAACAAAATATTGGGAATTCTATAAGAACGTAAATAAAGCACCTGGAACTTCTCCATATGTTGCAGCTCGTGGTGGTAGTGGAGATGAAATTCATATCGTTGTACAAGATGCAAATGGTCAATTCTCTGGTAACCCAAATCAAATTCTAGAAGTTTGGTCAGGTCTATCACGCGCATCTGATTCACAAAACGTAACTGGTGGTCAGAATTTCTATCAAACAGTTATTAAAAATAACTCACAATATCTATGGTGGGTTAACGATCGCCAAGCTTCTTATACAAATACAGCCGCAAATATGGTACCTGTAAACACATATGCATTAACAATGCAATTAGGCGCAGGTTCAGATGGTGGATCTTCTGAAGCAACAATTGATCTAGGAACTATTACAAGTGGTTATTCATATTTCTTAGATCCTACATTAAGTATCTCATTCTTACTTGCAGGAAAACCAATTGGTGGTACAGGTAATACTTACAGTGCAAATTGGTTAATTGATAACATTGCTGAAGTACGTAAAGATCTTGTAGTATGTATTTCACCTGATCCATCACTTGTTGTAAATGTTAAAGGTTCAGAAGCATTAAACCTAGTCGGTAACAGACAAAATCTACGCTATTCATCATATGGTGTCCTAGATTCTGGTTACAAATATACATACGATAAGTATAATGGTGTTTACCGTTATGTACCATTAAATGGTGATATAGCTGGTGCAATGGCATATACAGATCAACTACGTGCTCCATGGTGGTCACCAGCGGGTGCGGATCGTGGTCAAATTAAAAACGTTGCTAAACTTGCTTGGAATCCAAGTAAGCCATATCGTGATTTAATTTATCCAGCAGATTATAATCCTGTTGTAACACTACCAAACGTAGGTACAATTCTTGACGGTGATAAGACAATGATTGGCACTTCAAGTGCATTCTCACGTATTAACGTACGTAGATTATTCATTGTACTTGAAAAAGCAATTGCGATATTTGCTCAAAAATCACTATTTCAATTTAATGATGCAATAACACGTCAGCAATTTGTTAATGCAGTTGTACCATATCTAAGAGATATTAAAGCACAACGTGGTATTTACGATTTCAAAGTTGTATGCGATGAAACAAATAATACTGCTCAAGTAATTGATAATAACGGCTTCGTTGGTGATATTTACATTAAACCAGCACGTTCAATCAATTATATCCAGTTGAATTTCGTTGCTGTTGCAACTAGTGTAGAATTTAATACTGTTGTTGGATCTTTCTAATAAATAAAAGAGTTATAGGAGTTTAATAGATGACTTTCAATATCCAACAATTTAGATCAAATCTACAATTTGATGGTGCACGCCCTTCAAAATTTGATGTAACAATTACAAATCCTGTTAATAATAATGCTGCGATCGATATACCTTTTAAGGTGCGCGCAGCATCTATACCAGAATCAAATCTAGGTGTTGCACCTGTTATGTATTTTGGTCGTACTGTTAAATTAGCTGGTGATCGTACATTCGATGATTGGGCTGTTTCAGTAATTAATGATGAAGATTTCTTAGTACGTGATGGATTAGAACAATGGTCTAATCAGATTAATGCTCTACAATCAAACATTAATCAATTTCCTACTTCATCTTCTTCACTATATACATCTACAGCACTTGTTACACAATATGCTAAGACAGGTGAACCAATTAGAACATATCAATTCTTTAATTTATGGCCAAGATCAGTAGGTAAAATTGAACTATCATGGGATGCTGCTAATCAAATTGAAGTATTTCCAGTAGTATTCTGCTATGATTATTATGAAATTGTTAATCCATCAGTAACTGGATTTGCTGGTGGTAATTTCTAAAATTTTTGAATTTATAATTTAAAAGAGGTGAATAATGGCTGGTCTTAAACTATTTGGTTTTGAGATAAAGCGTACAGAATCAGAAGATAATAAACAACATCTTCCGTCTTTCGTAGAAAGAGAGTCGGAAGATAGTTTTTCTACAATCGCAGGAACACCTGGTGGTGCTTATGGTGTTTATGTTGATTTAGAAGGTAATGCTAAAAATGAATCTGAATTAATTATTAAATATCGTGATATGGCTTTAACACCAGAAATTGATTTAGCTATTGAAGATATTACTAATGAAGCAATTGTTTATAATGAAGATGATCATATTTTACGTATTGTTTTAGATGATGTACCAGTTCCTGATAATATTAAAGAAATTATTGAACAAGAGTTTGAATATATCAAAGATCTACTAAATTTTAATAAAAATGCTTATCAAATATTCCGTCGCTGGTATGTTGATGGAAGAATTTATTTTCATGCTGTAATCGATGAGAAAATGCCAGAAGCTGGTATTCAAGATTTAAGATGGATTGATCCTGTTAAATTAAGAAAATTACGTGAATTATTAAAATATAATAATGATTCAGAAGCTTTAAAAGCACAAAATGCACATACACCATCATTTAAAGATTATTATATGTATTCTGCAAGAGGATTTAATAATGGTGGTATTAAAGGTGTAAGAATTGCAAAAGATAGTATAGTATATGCTACTTCTGGATTAAAAGAAAAAACTGAACAAATGGTAATTTCTTATTTACATAAAGCAATTAAACCATTAAATCAGTTACGTTATATGGAAGATGCTACAATCATTTACCGTATTTCACGTGCTCCTGAACGAAGAATTTTCTATATTGATGTTGGTAATTTACCAAAACCAAAAGCTGAACAATATGTTTCAGATATCATGAAACGTCAAAAGAATCGTCTTGTTTATGATCAGACAACTGGTGAAATTAGAGATGATCGTCGTTTCATGACAATGCTTGAAGATTATTATCTTCCACGTCGTGATGGTAGTAGAGGAACTCAAATTGAAACTCTACCAGCAGGTCAAAATTTAGGTGAAATGAGAGATGTTGAATATTTTCAACAGAAATTATATGATGCATTAAATGTTCCACATTCACGATTAGATTCAGGTTCAGTATTTACATTAGGTAGAGCTACAGAAATTACTCGTGATGAAGTAAAATTCTTTAAATTTATTCAAAAATTAAGAATGAGATTTACTACATTATTTACTTCTGCTCTTGAAAAACAACTAATTCTTAAAAATATTATGACTATGGATGATTGGTTAACAATAAAGAATAAAATTAGATATAGATTCTTTAATGATAATCATTTCCAAGAATTAAAAGATATTGATGTATTATCTCAGAAATTAGCTGTTCTTGAAAGATTAGATCCATTTGTAGGAACTTATTTCTCTCATGATTATGTAATGAGAAATATTCTTAATTATGATGAAGATGATATTCAACTTATTCAAGCACAGATTGCTCAAAATCAAGATATGCCAACACAAATGAAATGGCAGATGTTAATGTCAGTACATCAAGCTGCACACCAGGCTGTTATAAATAATGATAATACAGATAAATAATATTTTAGGAGTTAAATGATGGGCAGCGCTTTAGATTTAGTAAATTATGCAATTATTGATAAACCAATTTCAGTTGCTGAAGTAGTTGATAGTATTATGAAACAAAAAGTTGATTCATTAATTCAAGATGAAAAACAAAGAGTAGCAAAGCAATTATTCCAGGAAAAAGAATAAAATGTTAAAATTCAAATCATTCAGAGAACGCACAACAAAAGAACAGCTAGCAGTTGTACCTGGGTCAACAGCAGCTATTAATGGTGAACTAGCAAAACTACCAGTTGATAAAATTGATTATCCTGTAGAAAATGAAAATGGTTTACCGTTTAAAGATGATATGGTTCATTTAAAAGATAATAAATTTAAAGCACAACCAATTCCAGAAGTATATGAGTGGGTAGATGTTGAAAATTTAGTTACAATTAATGAAGTAAAATTATTAAATGAAGAACATCTTTCAGATAATGAATTAAAAGATCGTGAAAAAATTGTTAAAAAATTAAAGAAACATAAAGATAAATTTGAAGACAAATATGGTAAAGATGCCATGGGTGTTATGTACGGTGTTGCTACAAAATTAGCAAAACAACATAACGAAGAAACCGTTCATAAAATGTCTGGTCATGAAATTGCTGAAAAAGCACATAAAGGTGAAAACGTAGGTCATGGTGGATTTAAAAAAGTAGAAAAAGCTGCTGAAAAAGAATATGGTTCAAAGAAAGCTGGTGAAAGAGTAGCTGCTGCTGTTATGTGGAAAAAGTATCGTAAAGAAGAAACTCTTTTAGAAGCTTATCCATCACGTCATATTCCTACAACTGGTTCACCAAATGATTATGTAAGACGTTCACGTACATATAGAAAATTTGGTTTACATCACATCGCTCAATATCCAGAACTATTAGCACAACGTTTACTTAAAATTAGAAATAAAAATAGACTAGTAAATGTTACAACAGGTTTACAATCACCTGTTGGTTCTTTCATTTATAATCCAGCACCTATTGGTGAAGAAGCATTAAATGAAATTAAGACATATAAAGGATATGGTGAAAAATCAACACTAGAAGTAAATCCAACTGATCAAGCATCAGCATTATTTCTTGCTAAAAAATATTCAGAATTAACAGAAAACGCTACAACTTCTGAACAAAAAGAGCAGTATGCACGTTATACACAACGTTTCTTTGACGTTGCAAATCGTATTAAGCATGCTTCAGCTCGTAATTTTCCACATGCTAAACATTATCACGAAAGTATTGTTGAAGATATTGAAGCTGATAATGCGTACGAAGCATTAAGAATTGCTGCGACAGAACCAGAAGGTATAGAAATTGAATTAGCAACTGGTGCAACATTATTTGTTACACAGCAAGATGCTAAAGAACTTCTTTCACAATATACTACAGAAGAACAAGTATCAAACGCTTTACAAACAAGATATCTTGGTGAAGAAGAAATGTGCCGCCCTGGTGATGATGATCTTGATGATCATACAGGTAAATTTAAGTTACATAACTTAGGTGCAGATTATCAAATGCATGTACTAGGTCTTCCTCATTATCAGGATGATGATATGCATGGTAAATCTTCTCGTGAGGAAGCTAAAGCCGCTTTAGATTTCCATTTAAATCATATGAAAGATCTACGTGCTAAAGTTGCTAAGAAATATGGTGAAGCTACAGCAGAAGATATGGAAAAACAAGCTGCAATTCATCTACACCACTTCGGTACTGCAAAACCATTATTAAATGTTATTACTTCAGTTCCTGAGCATGAATATACAAAGGAAGAAGATGAAGGTGAAAAATATGATGATGATAAACACGATGATGCTACAGCAAATCAAGCTGCAGCTCTAGTAAAAAATAGAATTGATCCAGATGATGATCAAGATGATCATGATCCAGAATTTGCTGCTGCATTATTATTCTTAACTCATTTACACGGTGAACAATTAAATAATTTTGTTAGAAAAGAACAAAATATAATTGATAGTAAATCAAATGAATTAAGATCAGCAGATGATGTTGATGATAGTCTAAAAAATGCTAAAGATAAAGATATGTGGGGTAAATTCTCAGGTCATCTAAATAATGCAGTAAATAATGTACGTAGAGTTGCTGAACGTAAACATGGTAGCGATCTAGCAGATGATCTATATGGTCATACATCAAGTGTTATGAGATTACGTAAACTACCATCTGAAGATAAAGCAAATCGTCGTAAAGAAGTAGCAAAAATTAAAGAAATTCAAGAAAAACATCTTGGTAAATATGCAGGAGCAATTAGATAATGGCTGTTACATTCGTATATAACCAAGCATCTGGAGATGCTCCAGGTAAAGCACTTGTTGTTTCATCAGCTAACGTTGCTGTAGCTAATACAGATTTATCTACAGGAGCTAATGATACTGTTACAGCATTTAATATAACAAATGTTAAATGGGTAGGAACAGGTTGGGTAATTTATAGAGGTTCTACAAAAGTATTAGATCTTTCAGCAGCAGCATATGGTGATCTTAATCTTTCTGCAAGTGCTATGAAAATTACTGCTAATAACAATCAATCATTAGCTGCAAATACTGCATCTGCTAATGCAACTATTTTCATCGAATTAGAAAAGATAAAAGCATACTAAAATGAAACTTATTAGAGAACTCGTAGAAGATATAGAAATTGAAAGATTAGATGAAGAAGCTGGTAAAAAAGCTCTTTATATAAAAGGTCCATTTTTACGTATGGATATAGGAAACCAAAATGGTAGAACATATCCAAAACATATTATGGAACGTGAAGTACATAATTATACAGAAAATTACATTAAGAAAAATAGAGCTGTTGGTGAATTAGGTCATCCTCCAACACCAAATATTAATCTTGATCGTGTTTCACACATGATTGAAGAATTAACTCCGGTAAATAATACAACATATTATGGTAAAGCTAAAATTCTTGAATCAACACCTATGGGTAAAATTGCTTCTAATTTAATTAATGAAGGCGTACAACTTGGTGTTTCTTCAAGAGGTGTAGGTTCTGTAAAATTAAATAAACAAGGTTTAAAAGAAATTCAAGAAGATTTTAAACTTAAAACACCTGCAGATATCGTTGCTGATCCTTCAGCCCCTGATTGCTTTGTACAAGGAATTTATGAAGAAGCTGAGTGGATTTTTGAAGGTGGTGTTTGGAAAGAATCAAAATTAATGCAAGCCCGTAATGAAATTATTAATGCTTCATCTGCTGAATTAGAAGCTACAAAAATTCGCATTTTTGAAGAATTTGTTAATAATATCAAGGTATAATAATTTATAAATAAGAATATATGAAAAAAGTTATCGAGGAGAGCTTTTAATGGCTAAGAAACAACAAATTAATGAAGTAGCCCAGGATATGACTGGTGTACCAACAGCTGTACCACCAGTTGGTCAGGGGTTTGACGGAAGTAGTGGTCGTTCTGCTATGATGATGACCGTTATGAATAAAATGGCAACAATGCCTCCAAGTGCTATGGTTGAATTTTATAACCAAGTAATGGGTCAATTCGGGCCAGAAAATGCTCCAGGTGAAGTAGATACATCAAAACAAAATCAGGCTTCTATTGCTGCAAAAGGATCACCACTAGATGTTAATCCAGGCGCAATGGGTCAGATGGTAAAGGAAGATCTACAAGCAATTTTTGCAACTGATTCAACACTTTCAGAAGAATTCAAAGAAAAAGCTTCTTTACTTTTTGAATCTGCAGTAGCTGCAACAATTAAAACAGTAGCTGTAAAATTAGAAGAAGAAAATGCTGCTACTCTATTAGAGCATTTAGAAAATGTTAAAGAAGAACTTTCATCAAAAGTAGATGAATATTTAACATTTGCTGCTAAAAAATGGTTAGAAGAAAATAAATTAGCTGTTGAACAAGGTCTAAAAGAAGAAGTAACATTAGATTTTATCAACGGTCTAAAGAAACTTTTCAAAGAATCATATATCGAAGTGCCAGAAGAAAAGAGAAATCTTGTTGGTGAATTAGAAACAAAAGTTGAAGAACTACAAACAAAATTAAACGAACAAGTTTCAGAAACAATTAAATTACAAAATTTAGTTGAAGAAGCTAAATTTGGAAATATTATAAAAGAAGCAACAGCAGGTCTAACAGCATTAGAAGTAGAAAGATTTAATCTACTAGTTGAAGCTGTAGAACATGACGATGTTGTCAAATTCCAAGAAAAAATAAATAATATCAAGAGTACATTCTTCAATAAAAATAATACTAGAGTAAAAACTGAAGATGTTGAGGGTGTAATCACTGAAGAAACTGAAAATAGTAATGCAAATACAGTGGCCGCAACCGGACCAGTTAGTAAGTATGTGGAATACATTTCGAAAACTATAAGATAATAAATAATTAATAAATAAAGAGATCCACGAAAGGGAACTAGACAAATGTATCTTAATGAAGAACTAATCAGCAAATGGGGACCAGTGCTAAAGCACGAAAATCTACCAGATATTAAAAACTCAACGGTTCGCGGCATTACAGCTGTTCTACTTGAAAACACAGAAAAAGCTATTAATGAAGATCGCGCTCAGCGTGGCCTTGGACCAACTCAACTATTAACAGAAGCTGGCATTCCAATTAACGTTGCTGGTGGTATTAGCAATTATGATCCTATCCTAATTTCGCTAGTTCGCCGTGCAATGCCTAACTTAATTGCTTATGACATCTGTGGTGTACAGCCAATGACAGGTCCAACAGGACTTATCTTCGCTCTACGTTCACGTTATGCTAACCAAACAGGAAGTGAAGCTTTCTACAACGAACCAAATACAGCGTTCTCAACTATCGTTGCTGGTACTAATACAATGGGTCAGCAAATGGTTGGTACTCTACCTGGTAACAGTTCAGTAGTTTCAAACCTAGCTGGTGCAAATCTATATAACTATGCACAAGGTATGAATACATCAATTCTAGAATCATTAGGTGCTACTGGCGCTAATGCATTCCCAGAAATGGCATTCACAATTGAAAAAGTAACTGTAACAGCTCTATCACGTGCTCTAAAAGCTGAATACTCATTAGAACTTGCACAAGATCTAAAAGCTATTCATGGTCTAGATGCTGAAACTGAACTTTCAAACATTCTATCAACTGAAATTCTAGCTGATATTAATCGTGAAATCGTTCGTACAGTTAACATCACAGCTAAACCAGGTGCTCAGGTAAATACAACAACTGCTGGTGTATTTGATCTTGACGTTGATTCAAACGGCCGTTGGTCAGTTGAACGTTTCAAAGGTCTAATGTTCCAGTTAGAACGTGAAGCAAATCAAATTGCAAAAGATACCCGTCGTGGTAAAGGTAACATCATTATTTGTTCTTCTGACGTTGCGTCAGCACTACAAATGGCTGGTGTACTTGACTATGCTCCTGCTCTAAACTCAAATAACCTACAAGTAGATGATACAGGTAATACATTCGTAGGTGTTCTAAATGGACGCTTCCGTGTATATATCGATCCATATTCTGCTGGTGGTCAATATGCTACAATCGGCTATAAAGGTGTATCACCTTTCGATGCTGGTCTATTCTATTGCCCATACGTACCTCTACAGATGGTACGTGCAGTTGGTGAAGATTCATTCCAACCACGTATTGGATTTAAGACACGTTACGGTATCGTAGCAAATCCATTCGCTGGTGGTATTAACCAACGTCTAGGTGCTCTAACAGCAGATGATAACGTATACTACCGTCGTGTTATCATTCAAAACTTAATGTAATCGATAAAAAGATTATATTAGAAAAAATTAAGAGGGGATTTATTCCCCTCTTTTTTTGTTTTGTTTTAAAATTCTTAATTTATTTTTTTTATCAATAATAGAAATTACTGGTACTATTTTGATAATTTTTTCTTTACCTAGATTAAATGTCACAGTAACAAATAAATCATTTAGTG